CGTCCTCCAGTACCTGCTGCGCCTTTCTTCCCTTTCTTACTGCTTCCTCATCTGTCATTGCGCCATTCCATTAAGGTTGATGGGTACAGGAACAACCTGCGGTTGCGCCTGCGCTGCCTGCACAGCAGATTGCAAGATTGCGCTCTGCTGACGCATTGCCTCGCGGTCCATATTCTGCGCCGCCATCAGTTCGGCGTTGCTGATCTGGGTGCCGTATTTCAATTCCAGCTCATACTTCTTGAGAAGGTAATCCTGCGCCAACTGATCGCGCCGGTAGTCATCGTCGCGCATCATCTGCTCGCGCTTCAATTCCAGCTCGGCCGCCTTCTTCTGGATGTCGGCCTGAATCGACTCGGCCTGCACACTCGCCAGCACCTCCTCGGGCGTCGGCTTAGGCGGGGTCTGCGGCACCTGGAAGTCAGCCGGCACCATCTGGAAATACTGCGATGCGTCCTTAAAGCCGGACAGCTCGACCACCTTCTGCAAGGTCCGCGAATACATCTGCGGAGTTACCAGCGGATTGCTCAGTCCCAACTGACCCATGATCTGCTCTTGCTTTTGCAAGACCATCATCATTGCTTGCAGGCGCTCATTGGTATCGCCGTTGCCCAGGCCAATGTTGACCGTCACGTCCATCGCGGCATCCCATCCCCGAGGATCAATGGCGACCCACTGGTTACGCAGACGCACCATGCGCGGCTTGTCCTGGTGCGTGGTCAGCAAGAACAAGATGCCCTTAAAGAGCTTCTTCATGCCCTCGGCCATGATCCGAGCAGTCAGCTCAAGCCGGCTCTGGCTCGCGCTGATGGTGGCCGCTACCGCCGCCTTGGTCGAGGACTGTAATGCATCTGCATTCAGGCCCATCGCGGCCTTGCTCATGCCAGTGCGGTCCTCGCGGAGCTGGTCCAGATACTCCATCATCGAGTACCCAGCCTGGCCGACAAAGGGCTGCGCCAGCGGTTGCACCATGCCAGGAGCGCGCATCCGAATCACCGCGCCCGTCTCGTTGTTCAGCACATCGTCGATGTTGACCTGCCCCTCGACAATTGCGGTCCTGGGGTGGATTGACTGCGCCAGAGAGTCCAGCGTATTACGCAGAACCTGCGACTTGATCTCCTGGATGTCGTGCGTGATGTCGAACACGCTCATCGCCTCAATGGGCGAGGTGTGCGGCTCAGGATCAAACGGGAAGTCCACAAACGGGATATACGATGCCGGCAGGTTGCGTACCATCTTGTACCCGCCGCCCATGCAGCAGATCTTCCGCAGCTCGGGCAGGCCATCGCCGTCATAGTCCACGCGAAGATACGCCTCGACGTACAGGAGCCTGCGCTGCATCGGGTTCATTGAGTCATTGGCCCCCAGGCCCGTAGACAAAGGCTGGCGGGCTAGGTACTCGTCGTTAGTCTCCAGATCGGTCGAGGAGAGATTAGGCTCAATCTCGTCCATCTCGTAACCCATCTCCAGCAACTCACCCACGGTCAGCATCTGGCGGTGGGCGATGATGCCGGCCTCCTCAAAAGACCGCGCCTTGCGGTCAATGATCAGCTCCTCTGGCGGCACCGCCATGATGCGGATGCGGCCGTCGCGGATAACCCGCTTGATCTGCACATCGTGCAGCATCGGCAGAGGTGGCACCGCCACGCCCGCCGCAGCAGCCTGGGCCTCGACCGCAGCAATCTGCTCCTGCGAGATCGCGGGGTCCGGGTAGGACATCACAATCTTGACCTCGGCATCCTCCTGCATCAAGACCTGCACAGTCTGGTCATCCAGACCCGAGTAGTCCTCAATCCGCACCTGGGCGGTCTCTTCCCACCAGTATTTCGCAATCCCGCATTTGCGCACCAGTGCATCCTTAAAGATCGCGTAGGACTGCATGAACCCGTTGTTATCGGACGAGAACACATAGTTTGCGTAATCCGTAGCTTGTTGGGCATTGGCCTCGTCCTCCGGGCCGCGAGGAACAAACTCGACGACGTTCTCGCTGGAGAAGAACACCTTCATCAGGCTCGGCATCATCGCGCTGACGGTATCGCGCACCTCCATCGCCACGACCTGAGAGCGACCGTCCTCCTCGTTACCGAACGGGTCGCCACGGTAATACTCGGTCCCCTTGGCGCGGATCGGCGAGATGTCCGAGTCAATGTAGGACACCGCGTCCTGGAGTTCGCCGTTAATGATGGCCTGCAGCTCGCCATCGTCCATCGGCTCTGGAGCGACCATATCGACAGAGAGACCAACTTCGTTAATCATTTCTTGTTCCTCGCGGAAATTGCTTTAGATTTAGCACGCGCATCGGCCTTCGATGACGCGCCCCACGCACGAAGAGACAAGAGCAAACGAGTAGGTTCGCCGTCCTTGTATTCAGGTCCGGGCATATTGCCCATCCGTGCAAGAAAAGACGCCCGACGTGGGTTATCACCAGACTTAACCGGCGGCTTGATGTTCTGACCAGCAGATCGAAGACTCGCTCTGCCCTTGGCATTTAAGCCACCCTTGGGGTTTTGCCCCTCTTTGCGCTGCCATGCAGGTGTCTTCATTGCTCAACTCCAAACCACGCATTCGCGTATTCAGGACGATTGGCCCGTATCCAAGGGATCGCGGCCAAGGTTAGTGCCTGCCCATCCATGCCGGTCGTGTCAGACCCAACGTGGTGGACGTAAGAACGTGATAAAAAATGTTTAAAACCGGCCTTGCTCAGATCGCTGCAATGAACATCATCTGAGAACCAGTTAATCGGAGGAAACCTCACCTCCTCCCAAACCCGCCGTGAGATGACCCCAAATATAGGCGAAATCACCTCCATTGGCAAAATGCACGACTCCCACGGGTAGCGGAAATAATCCATCTGCTCATCAAAAGGATTGCTCCGCACGTTTTGCATAGGCCGAGCTGCATCGCACCGCGAGCACACCCAGCCAACCCCATCCTCGTGCTCGCTCGCCAGAAACTCGTAGTCCTCCAGCAGCAGCTCAAGGCTCGTCGGGGTCAGGACCACATCGTCATTAGCCACCACCACCGCCTCGCAGCCATCGGCAAAGGCGGCATCGATCACCTCGTTGTAGTCCTCGCCGAAGCTGCGAGCCGCGCCGCGCAGTTGCAAGTACACCTCGCGCCTGGGAGCATCGACCGGCGTCCTCAAATACACCTGCACACCAGGCGCGTACTCGCGGCAACTGGCCAGCATCACCGGCAGGCACCTGCCCGTAACGCTCGCCACAGCAATCGCAATCTTCATTTCTTCCCGGCTTTGTACGGCTTGGCCGTCTTCGCCGCAGCCTTGAAAGCCTTTGAGGTCGGCGCGTTAGGCGATCCCGGCTTTCTCATCTTCTCGCCAGAACCCTCCTCGATGCGCTTCCTCTTGGCGTGAATGTTGGCGTAAAGGCCAGCAGGTTTACTCTTCATAATCCTCACCCTCCATCTTGGCATTCTCGCCAGCTTCGTACTCTTCGCCCTCTTCGCCTTCCTCTTCCTCGTAATCCTCATCCTCCTTGGCAACCCAAGCCCGGCAGGTACGCGAGGCCGCGCACTTGAAATCAAAGATCTCGCAATAACCCAGATCGCCAGCCTCGATGGTCCCCCAAGGATCACCCTCGGAACCCACCCCCTTGGCAATGCACTGAAGCATCGCAGGCGAGCGATTAAAGGCGGCGCAGTTACCGCACCGCGCAGTCTTCGCCTCCTCGGTGCTCACATCCCACTCGCTCGCCATCTCGCGCCAGAAACCCGTGTTCGGCAATTTCGGGTTCTCTGGGCCGTAATTCGCAGAATCAATGGCCTCGCCACGGTTCTTCAGGTTAAGCGTAATGTCCTGCGTCGCACGCGGGCAGGACATCATTTCCATTTCCATCTCAGCCATCACTTACCCCTTTTCATCGGTTTACTCTTGCCGGCCTCGGACAAGGCAATCGCAATGGCCTGCTTCGGATTCTTCACGACCTTACCGCTACCACCGGAGTGCAGCTTGCCGGACTTGTATTCGCGCATCACAGAGCCGATCTTCTTCTCGGCTTTAGTCATCTTCATAATCGCGCTCCTTTAGTAGGTGTTGGCGGCCCACATGAAGCAGTGTTCGCCAAACAGAAAAACCATCTCGCAACGGCGCTAACCCGTTGCACCGCCAACACCGTTATGCTAACCGAGGAATGTTGCGGCGCAAAGGCTGATTCCACTTGCTGCCCATGCTCGACCCATAAGCCCCGATCACAGCATCACCGGCAAAGGTCAAGCAAAACGCATCAGCTCGGTCGGGCGATGCCAGTCCACGCTTCCTGATCTCGTCCTTGCCCTCAATCTGAATCTTCCCGCTGCTGGTAAAGCTATACCTCACCGTCGCCAGCTCGGCCACCAAGGACTCATCCCTCGGCAGCCAGCAGTCCCTCGCCTCCAGCCACGCTTTAGCCTTGTGCCAAAGCTCGGCCTTCAGGTTCCGATACGTCGTTCCCATCGCGGGCGACTCGGCCACGTTGATACCGCGAGCCGGCAGGCCCAGCTCCCTGAGTCGGTCAACGACGCCAGCGCCCAAGCCGATGCTGTCGACCAGTATTTCCCTGGGCCGCTGGCTCGGCATCAAGACTTCGTACTCCGCGACAACCGCGCCAGTGAGCTGCATCAGGTCAAGATTCTTCCAAGTCTTAATCGGCTCCAGCACCGCATTACCCTGACGCTTGCAGAGCGCGCTCTTGTCGCTGCCAAACCGCGCTACGTCCAAACCCCAGATGATCGGCGCGTGCGCGCTTGGTGAAACGTCCCGCGCCATGGCCATCTCCAATAGCTCCATCGGGATCACCGTGTCATCGTCGCTGCGCGGGAACTCGCCCAGAACCCTGATCCGGTAGGCGTTGCTCTCCTCGCCGTAACGGGTCTTCATCTCCTCCAGGTATGCCGCGCTTACCCTGGGCGAGTTCTCGCAGCTCACTCTCATCGTGATCCAGTCACCCGAGAGCCTGTTATGCGTATCAAAGAAGAACCCGCTAGACCTCACCGGGTTACCCAGCAGCAACGTCACGGCAGCATGACCCGACATAGAGCCAGCCGCAGCCTCGAATACCTGCTCAGGTATGCCGCTAGCCTCGTCGGCCACCAGCATCACATTGTCCGAATGGACACCTTGCAGGGCCTCGGGCTGCTCGGCTCGGCTTGTTCGCGCAGAGATGAAAGCCTCGTTATTCAGGTTCTTCATCTCAATCCGGTCCTGCTTGACCTCGAGCTGCTCGGCCAGCACCGGCGGCAAAACCTTCACCCACCTCTTCACCTCCGCGAAGAGGGCGTCATAGAGCTGGCTGCTCGTAGGTGCCGTAACCACAATCTTCACCGGGAAGCGCAGGAACAGATACCAGATCATCGCCCAGGCGGCAGCGGTGCTCTTGCCGACGCCGTGGCCGCTACGGACGCTGATGCGCCTATTGCCTGCCGCGATGTGATTGAGAAATTCAATCTGCCACGGGTCCGGGGTGGTGCCAAGCACCTCGCGGACAAATAGAACAGGGTTGCTGTGGTAACGCTTCGTGAACTCGACGAAAGGGTTATTTTGCGGCGCTAACTGGGAAATTTTTTGGCTGGACACTTTTTCCGCGATGGGGGAGTGGGGGGTGGGTAGCGCGATTATGGGGCAGGAACGCGGGTTTCGGTAGGTGTTTGGCTCCGCCACCGTCGCCCCCGCCGCCGCGCCGACCGGGGGGGGGTCCGCGCCGCCGGCGGCCAGCGGCCCGGCGTCCGGTTTCCCGGAGCGCGGCCAGCGGCTGCTCGGCCTGTGGACAAGTCAGCGCGGCGACGATGCTGCGGACTGCGCGGCTAAGTGCTTGATTTCATTGGTTACTTACACGCGCCTTACAAAAAACACTTCGCACGATGTTCATTATGTTAAGTCGCAATGGCCTTCCGCACCCCGTTTTGCTTAATCTTTAGGCAATGCGGGCGCGGAATTACTCTTTTGTGGATAACTTTGGCACCACGTCTGTGGATAAGTCCTCGACGACCTCGACGTGACGCAGCGCCGCGAGGCGCATGTCCTGGACGTTGACCGTGATCTGCGGCGTCTTTTGCTGGCCATAGGTCTTCGGATCCCAGCGTTCCGCGAGCCACTGGCGCGTGCGGATGCGCTGCACAGGCCGCGCCGGATTGTTCTCGTCGATCGCGTCCGCGATCTTGACGGTCTCGCAGGCCATCAGATCGGCAGCACACGTGCGCGCGTGTACTATTTTAGCCTCAAGCTCGTTTCGCTCAACCCAGATGTTGAAAGCGCGCTTGCTCACGCCAAGGTCGATGCAGATGTCCGTGATTGATCTGCCTGCCTCGATCATGGTCAGGATCATGTCTTCTGGCATCTTTTCGAGGAGCTTTACGTCCTCCCACTTCTTTGGCGTCCCAGGCATCTTTAAACGGCCTCCAAGCGATTATTTTGGGTTCAGGCATAGGTAGCCCGCCTTCAGCCTTTGCGAGCCTCTGGCGGCGCATGAAACATTTTAGGGAAGTTGACGGGCTTATCAATGTCCAGATCGTTCTCGAGATCGTCGAACCCGGAACCATTCCCCACCGGCTTCGCCACCGGCCTTTCCTGCTGCACCGCAGCAACGAAACCGCGCACCGGCAGCTCCTGCTTGAGCCGCCAGAGGTCCTCGCCGATTCCGGCGGCGACCAAGCGGCTAAGTTCTGCGATGGTCCAGACCTGTTTGACGTCTGGTCGCAGAGCTTGATACTGGACTGCGTCGGCTTCGTCCTGGACGACGACCATCATCCCGAGTTCGGTTTGTCCTTCGACGGCCTTGACCTGGCTGATCGGCTCAAGTCCTTCGGACGTTGCCCAGGCATCCATAGCTTTGAAGGCTCGGACCATGCCATCGCATGCCGCCTTGAACTTTCCTTCATCCTGACTGGCTTGCGCCGACCAGACTCTCTCGCTCTGCGCGTAAAAACGCTCCCTGAACTCACTAGGAACTAAAGTAATAACACGCTCAATACCCCATTTACCCTCATGTTCGGCCTGCGCTTGATCGATCTCGACGAGCCGAGCCTTCATAAAACGCGACCACTCCGATTCAGGGAACGCGAGCTTCTGCACTGCTGGCAGCTCGCCCCTTTTTCTTTGTCTTCCTCTACTTGCCATAACGCTACTCCTTGACTCAACTGACGATTTGTTCGGCGACTCTTTAAAAACCCCTGTTCCGAACAAATCGGGGCTGAACAAATCGTCACATGTATAGCCTTGTGACGATTTGTTCGGTGTTTGCCGGTGAACAAATCGTCACGATTTGTTCACGATTTGTTCACCATTTGTTCGCCCTCAAAAGTCCTGCTTTTCAAACCTTGGCGGCTCGTCAATCCAC